GAGTCGGGTGGTGGATTCGACGAGCACGATTGGGATGGTGCGGATGAGATGACGCAATCCGAGCGTGAGACTCTGGCGAACGACGTTGACCAAGCGTTGCGACAGGGTGCGATCCTCGCATCGAAGATGAAAGGCAATGTGCCACGTGAGATCACCGATGCACTCACGCCGAAGGTGGACTGGCGCGAAGCGTTGCGTGATTTCGTTACGTCACATTGTGCTGACCGTGATGAAAGCACTTGGCGCCGACCCGCACGTAGGTGGATTGCACAGGATGTTTATATGCCATCCAGTATCTCTGACACACTGGGACGAATCGTTGTCGGTATAGATATGTCTGGTTCCATTGGAACCGAGGAGATCGGCCAGTTCCTTGGTGAGTTGAAGTCGATCTGCGATGCAGTCAAGCCCGATGGTATCGACATTCTGTATTGGGATACCGAGGTGTGTCGGCATGAACCATACGACCGCGATCAGATCGACAGCATCTTGCAGTCAACTAAACCGGCGGGTGGTGGCGGTACTGATCCGCAATGTATTCCCGATTACATCAAGGCCAAGGGTATCAAGGCCGAGTGTGCGGTGATCTTGACCGATGGGCATGTGTGGCAATGGGGCGAAGGTTGGTCTGTACCTTTGTTGTGGGGTATCACGACCGATGGCATCACGGCTCCCGTTGGTAAGTCTGTGTCGATTCAATGAACAGGTATGAGCGCAGGGTGTATGGGATACGCACGTTCCCACGGTACGACCCGAGTGGATACATACCAGTAGTTAGTGGATACGAGATTGTTCCGTGGGAAGAATATAAACCAGAACAGATAACAGAAGAGCCATTGACCCGTAGAGAAGCAGAAGCGTTTTTAAAATTACTAACAACTAGGAGTGCTAACAATGATTCAGAATAGTGCTGTATTGGTTGACCTTCATATTAGCGTATGGACAGGTCGCAAGATGGACAAGCGTGTGTCCGAGCAAGTCGATGCGAGCAACAATACAAAGGCTCGCGCCGGTAACTACCACAAGAAGTTGCTTGCCGGTACGGAAGCGTTGGACAGTTTTCATTCGGTGGTCAATGCCACGCGCCAATGGCATTACGACAACACTTTGCCGTGGGCTGACAACGGTCAGAGAGTGTTACCGATGGCAAACTTCTTTGACTATAAAGCGATATCGGCTGACTTCAAACACCAGTTTGATACGGCGGGAGAGAACTTCTATGCACAGTATCCCGACCTTGTGTCGGCGGCTGCGTTCACGTTGGGCGACTTGTTCAATCCGAATGACTACCCGAGCGTTGATCAGATCAGATCCAAGAACAAGTTTCACATCGTGTACAGCCCTGTGCCCGATGCCGGTGACTTCCGCGTAGATATTCCCAACGAATACCGCGATGAGTTACAGCGGATTTCCGATGAGCGTGTAGCCCACGCCATGAAAGATGCTTGGGATAGGCTTCACGGTTGTTTGGCCCGCATGTCTGAAAAATTGGCGGGCGAAGAGAAGCAGTTGTTCCGCGATTCACTTGTGACTAACGCCGTAGAACTGTGCGCTACGTTGAGCAAGTTGAACGTGACGAATGATCCGAAACTGGAACTAGCGCGTCAGCAGTTGGAGAAAGCACTTGTTGGTATCGACGCCAAGGAGTTGCGTAAGGATGACCGCACACGTTTGTATGTGAAGGATCGTGTCGATGAAATCTTGGGCATGTTTTGAGGAGGTGTGAGATGAAAACATTGAGAATTGTTGTGGTGTTGGAGTTTGACAACATTGACGATACGGAGAACCCGAAAGCAGATCAGATCATCCAAAGCGTGAGCATGGATGCGGGTAAAGCATGGAGCAGCGCGTGGGGTGCTGATCGTGTGTGGGTAGATGATGCTGCGGTGTGGGAACACCTAGGAGATTAAAAATGAAAGTTACATTTGGAGTCTACGATCACGTAGCCGGTTCGATAGATTTGGTTCAGAAAAAGATGAGCAACAAACCTAGTGAGGCAGAGTGGGAACAGATGGCAGAAGAAGCCAAGAAAGTAATTGCAGATCAAGCCAACGTGGGGTCTGAGTACAACCTGTCGATCTCATTCGTGCTGAAAGGTTGGGTGCTGTTTGAAGATCGCGCCCCGATTGGGCTGCGGTAAGAGGTGTGAAATGAACTGGAACCACAGAGTAATACGTTTTAAGGATGAGAGTGGGGATGTGTTCCACAAGTTTGCCGAAGTGTTTTACGAGGACGATGGCACGTTGATGGGATACCACGACCCGTTCATGTGGAGCGAGGACGTTGCGGGTATGCAGGAGTTGGCTGATCGTTTGCTCAAGGCAACGGCACAACCTGTGTTGGACGAGTCTGACTTTGAGGAGGTGACCCTTGGAACAGAGTCTTGAGTCTTTGATCTGGAAGGTATACCGCCGTGGTGTTGTGCATGGTGGGGCTATTGCTGTTATGACCGCAGCCATTTGGCTGCTCGTATAAACATCTGTTTACATTAGGAGAACTAAAGTGCTTACCGGAGATTTCGACGATTTGCAGATCAATGTGCCGCGCTTGTACCCGCTCGTTCGGTCATTCTCGGCGGGACATATATCCCGATTCCCGATGACGTTTGAACGTGCGAACATGGCTATTCACTTCTTTGATTCACGCTTTGATAAGGTCGTGGCGAAGTTATACATGGACGATATGAAGTACAAGTTGTACTCCGAAAACGTAAAGAACAATAAGTATTCGGAGCATAGTACTGGGTATCACACGTGCTCTACTTCTAACATGAAAGTCATGCTTGAGCACTTGCAGAATTATGTGAAGTTGATTGCCCCAGAAAAGATTTGGGATATCACTTTCGGCCAAGCCAAGAGCCTACACGCTGAATGGAAAAATGCGTTTAGCGAGGTCGGGTCTAGCCTTGATCTGGATGGTTACGGCAGCAACGTAAGTAACTTGCGTGCGACACTCGCCAAAGATCTACGTAACTACATCTTTTCAGGTGGCGTTCCGTACTCCCATCCTGAACTGGCGAAGTTTAAGACAAAAGAGTTTATGGATGCGTGGACAGAACATGAGCGCCGGAAGGCGGTAGAAAAACCCCTTACAAATGTCTACATCAACCCCGACAACACGGTAGTGGTTAGGCATTCGCATGGGGTTATGACTACCCACAATAGCATCAACGAACTGAACGAGGACATACGTTCCAAGATGGCTTTGGTGAAGATGCTTGAGAACAACTCCATAATCGGTGAGGTAGGTATCAAGATCAACTCCTGTAATTTCTGGCTTTACTAATAATTGCTATTGACACAATGGTATGGCAACCTGTAGAAATGATCGCAAGTCAATGGCTTTTGAGTGTGAGCCTAAAACTCAATGGTGAGGAGTACCCCCATTACACGTTGATCGACCGTCGCAGACAGAAGTCCACCAAGTTCAACAAATATAAACACTGTTTACAAAAGCCGGTGGCCGAGAAGTTAGCGATGCTGAAGTTACTACATGGTAACTACGACCATCACTTCATTGGGTCGTGGATTGGGGATAGACAACTCGTAGTCGCATTGAACAAAGATGAGTACAACGAATTACTGGAGAGGTTGAGTGGCACAGACACCGGAACACAAGGTAAAAAACCACGTAAAAAGGATACTGAATAAGTATCCGACCACCTACAGTTTCATGCCAGCGACTCATGGTTATGGGTCATCTGGTGTGCCAGACATAGTGGCTTGCATCAACGGTAAGTTTGTGGCCGTGGAGTGCAAAGCAAACGGCGGTAAGACTACGGCGTTGCAGAAGAAAAATCTGCGCGAGATCGTGGCAGCGGGTGGACATGCGTTTGTGGTAGATGAGGAGTCCACGGGGGTTCTAGCGATGATGTTGGACTCTGTGGCGTTCATGAATGCTGAACCAAAACTACATGACTTTACCGAAGAAAACCCGAGCGAAAACGAGTGAGGGAAAGATCAAGCGCATCATGCGCTATGCCTCATCCGTTCACGCCATTAGCACAAAGGAAGTAGCCAAGAGATACGGTATCACCACTAGACAAGCCCTGCGTTACATCGACAAGTTGTTTAACGATGGGCGTTTGTACATGCGGTACAAGGTTGGAACACGATATTACTATTCTGTAGTTAGGAGGAAACGTGAAGTTAGAGAGACTGAATGAAGCGTTGAGCGTGGCACATGAGTTCGGCCTAGACGGTACGGACGTAACCATTCTCTTTGCGATTGCCCAGAAGCGCAGGGATGAGGGGGCGGCAACTATCATGCAATTTTCTTCTGGCTCAAAGTTCGCGTCTTTTGGAACCATCCACGAGCGCGTCAAACGCATGGTGCAAAAAGGCTTTTTGAAGAAGCAAGTAAAAGAAGGTAACGAGCGGGTAAAAGTCTTGCAAGACGGCCCCGCATTAGGTAAATTTTTAGACCGTTTGAACGAAGTATAACTTTCAAATTAGGAGAACAAGATGAGCAAGAGTGCAGAGATTCGTAGGCTTCTAAACCTCAAGATGAAGCCCAAGGCTGTTGCAAAGAAGTTAAAGACCAACGTGAACCTTGTGTATCAGGTTGGTTGGGCTATGCGTAAGGCCAAGAAGCAAACACCTGTTTATAAGAAGCCCAAAGAAGATCCAAAGGCCAAGGCGTGGTTACTGAATAATTTGTGGTTTGGGGTCGATAAGAAAAAGACCGCCTATGCACTTGGTCTGCATGAGGAGTTAGTCAACGAGGGGGTCAACCCCAAGTCTGACGAGTACTACAGAAGAATCGACAAAGGCATGAAGGCAATCAACAAAGCCAAGGGTGAAATTACGGCGACCCAGAAAGCGATTGCCAAGAAACTGGGAGTTACGCAGAAGCAGTACACGCGCATCGTTAAAGATACGGTGGGCAGTGTTGAAGAGCCGTCCGAGCCGATCAAAGCGGTTATGGAGGCCAAACAAGCGTTGGATGTGATTGAGAAGAAGCCGACGAAGTTGCTCGTCCAACCGCAATACAAAGACGCTGCACTCAAACTGTTGGGCATGAAAGAAGCCGATCTCGTCAACAAGCCGCCGCACTACACCGCAGGGGGTATGGACTTCCTCGACTACGCCGAGGCCAAGGGTCTGACCGAGAACGCCTACCTGTTCAATGTTGTGAAATACGTTTCACGTGCGGGTAAGAAGGTGGGTGTTGACCCTGTGCAGGATTTGGAGAAGGCTGAGTTCTATCTCAAGCGTGAGATTGCGCGGAGGAAGAATGCATGATCAGGTGGATTATTGACTGGTGGAAGAAACGCAAAGCAGAAGTGCTGCGTGAGTGGGCACACGTGCCTAACCCAGAGTGGGCAGCGAAGCGAGGCGGGAGGGAGTACTGGTGAGCAAATCGTTACAAGACATTTACCAAACCGGACTCAAACTTCTTGAAGAGAGCAAGTTTGATGAGGCCATTCCGCACTTTGAGACGCTCATCAATCTGCGACAACTTGTGGCAGGGGCACACATTCAGCGAGGCCGAGCGCATTGGGAAATGCATCGGTGGGATCAGGCTTTGTCTGACTTTGAAACTTGCTTACGTATTGACCCAGAGAACCCAGATGCCCAATGGACAGCGGGGCTAATCAACTTGCAACTGGGCAACTTTGAGCGTGGGTGGGAATTTTACGAAAAGCGTTGGAACACTCCGACGTTTAAATCCCCTCGCCTCAAGACTCGTTTGCCCTCATGGGAGTCGGGAAAGGGCTACAAGTCTGTGCTTGTCTGGTGCGAGCAAGGTATCGGTGATCAGATTTTGTACGGAAGTCTGCTAGAAGCGTTGCGGAAAGAAACTCCGAACGTAACCGTGATGATTGATGTGCGGTTGATGAACATGCTGGCTCGCGCCAATCCAAACATTAAGTTTGTTCCGCATGACTCCAAGATCAACAACTCCGAGTACGACTCGCAGATTCCGATTGGAAGCATTGGACGGCACTTCATCAAGGAAACCGCAGACATAAAGAAGTATAGGAGTGTTGGGTACATATATCCCGACCGTAATCGTTTGGATCATCTGCAACAGGAACTCCGAATTCAACCGGATGACTTTGTGATTGGACTGTCTTGGGCAAGCACTTCTCCGATCATCGACAAACACAAGAGCGTCGAATTGGAAAAGTTGCTTGGGCTTTGGGATATACCCAACGTCAAGATCGTGAACTTGCAGTATGGCAAGCCTGATTACGAAATCGAACCGTTTGAAGAAAAGACCGGCAAGGTTATTCACCAGACAACGGTTAGCAACTTCTTTGACTTGGAAGGTGTTGTCGCCATCATGTCGATGTGCAATGCCGTGGTGTCAGTCAGCAACGCCAACGTGCATCTGGCGGGGGCACTAGGTGTACCGACGTTTGTGCTTGACGCCAACAAGTTGTGGTATTGGAACCATAAAGATAAGCCGGGAAGTTTATTGCATGGGCAAAGCAGTTTGTTTTACCCGACCGTCAAACTGTACCCACGAGACAACATGAATGCCCCGTGGGACAAACAAATCAACCAAGTAATAGCGGACATAAAAGATGCATTATCCAGACGTTAATGACGATGTTTCATACCTTGATATCAAACCCGAGGATTGCGTACCAATCCCTGCACAAGAAGAAGTGTGGGCGAAGATTGGTGATGACGGGCAACTTGAAATCATCCGTTGGGATTTAATTGAAAAGTATGCGGCTATGTATGACGCATCCAACGAGAACCGATCACAGACACAAGTGTTCTGCAAGTTGCTTGTGCTAATGCGTGAACAGACGAGAAAGGAATGCGGAAAATGAGAGGCCCGAAGTTGAGTTTTGAACAATACAAAACCTTGCTTGAGCAGCAGGAACTTGCCGGTCGATTGATGAAGACCAAACAGTACAAGGATCTTGCTGCCGAATGGGGCATTGCAGGATCTACTGTACGCTCCGCGTTGTATCGTGGAATAAAACAATACGACATACGAATACTGAAGGAGATGGAACATGAGCGTAGACGATCAGTCCCCGCCGGGGGCGTGGCGCGACGAGATGGCACGAATGCCGTGGCGGTACTCTCAGCAAACCAAAGTCAGCGAAGCCTTGGCCAGTATCCGTCAAGCGGGTCTCGTACTTGAGGCCAACGTGTTGGCACTTGAGATCACAACATTAAAAAACGAACTAGAGGCGCTGCGTGGAAATCGAAGATGACATTTTGGATTTGATTCAAGCCCTCCCGAACGAAATCAACGATGCTTCTACCACGACAGAGATGAAGTTCTTGACGGTGGGTGGCGTGTTGTGGGCGTGTCGAGACGAGATCATTTACTTGCGGAAAGAAGTGGAGAGGCTACGAAATGGCCGTCGTAAAAAAGGTGCGTACTTGCGCCGAATGCAAAAGGACTTTCAAGAACCCTGAGTCATTTAGATCTCACAAATACAAGTTTGGCACTTGTAGAAACGATGAAGCGTTGCGCGTGGTGGGTTACAGCGAAACGCCAACTGGGTGGGTACTAGATAAAACGGTGGGTGGAAAATGATTTACTCAGGCGCGGGGCCACTGCCCCGACATACATACTGTTTTGTACAGCCGAACACATTCGGCAACGACAAGTGGGAGCGCGTGGCATGGTTTGGTCTTGTGAGTCACCCCGGCAGAACGTGGGGGTGCCATGTCATGTTGGAGTGCGGTGCGGTGTATCGCAACGTGCCGTTGCATCGATTGGCTCATTCGTCTACGTGTGAGAACGTTTGGAAACCCGACGATGCCCAAACTTGGGACTGCTACGGACATCACTTCAGCGTGGTCGAGTATCCGTTTCTTGAAGCCGTGCCTATGCACGTAAAGTTGCGCGACAAGGGAGAGCGGTATGGGCGGTACATGTTCACGGCTATACCCATGCTTGATGGGTTCAGTCTGGAGCCAGAGCAGTCCAAGGAGTTTTACTTCATCAAGTTGGACAACGGCAGATTCACGGCGCAGCCTACCAATCACGTTCTTGTGAAGGACAAGTCATTTGTCACGACGGTCGAGTGGCCGAAGTTGCAGCGGCAGACCGAGACTTGGAGCGTTGATCCGTGAACATCATTACAGTTGATTTTGAAACGTACTACGACAAGCAGTTCTCTTTGTCGAAACTAACCACGGAAGAATACATCCGCGATGATCGCTTTGAGATTATTGGTGTATCCGTTGCAGTAGGCGAGGATTCCCCGGAGTGGTTTAGCGGCACACGGGAAGAAACTGCTGCATGGTTGAATCAGTTTGACTGGGCTAACTCCCTCGTACTTGCACACAATACGCAGTTCGACGGGGCAATCATGTCTTGGATCTTCAACATCAAGCCGAAGGGGTGGCTTGATACTCTTTGCATGGCGCGAGCAAAGCATGGGGTGGATGCGGGGGGAAGTCTCAAAGCACTAGCAGAACGATACAAACTGGGAGTAAAGGGTGATGAAGTCATTAACGCGCTTGGTAAACGCCGTGTGGATTTCGCTGCTGAAGATCTTGCTAAGTACGCTTCTTATTGTGTTAATGATGTTAGCCTTACCGTTGCTCTTTTTAATAAGTTGGTTGAAGGGTTTCCTCAACGAGAGCTAAAAGTTATCGATCTAACCCTGCGTATGTTTATAGAACCTGCGCTTGAATTGAACTTGCCACTACTCGAAACCCATCTGGAGTCGGTCAAGGAGAAGAAGGCAAAGTTACTCGCCGCAGCGGAGGCAGACCGAGAGTCGTTGATGAGCAACGACAAGTTTGCAGAACTGCTTACACGGTTAGGAGTAGAGCCGCCTAGGAAAATAAGTGGGCGTACTGGTAAAGAAGCGTGGGCATTCGCCAAGACTGACGAAGAATTCAAGGAACTCCTCAACCATCCAGATCCACGTGTGCAGACGTTGGTTGGTGCGAGGCTTGGAACTAAAACTACGCTAGAAGAATCACGTACACAGCGGTTTATAGATATCGCTTTACGTGGGAAATTACCTGTACCGATTAAATACTACGCCGCGCATACCGGCAGATGGGGCGGGGAGGACAAGATCAACCTCCAGAACTTGCCCCGAGAGAGCAACCTCAAGTCTGCAATCTTGGCTCCCGAAGGCTACGTTCTGATTGACTGCGACTCCTCGCAGATCGAAGCGCGTACTGTGGCGTGGCTAGCAGGGCAGAATGATTTGGTCGAGGCGTTCGACAAGGGCGAGGATGTCTACAAAATCATGGCATCCACCATCTACAACGTGCCCATCGGAGAAGTTACAAAGCCACAACGCTTTGTGGGAAAGACAACAATCCTTGGCGCTGGTTACGGCATGGGTGCAGCCAA